TACATAATACTATACATTCTAATGTTAGGTATACAGTTTTACAATTCAAAGACGGTTCTCGTGTTAGAACTAAAATTTTAGGCATTTGCCGTGATTTTGTTTTAATAAATAAGCACTGTGTTAGAGGTGAGCTTTATACCATGCATGTCTCTATGAGCCCCAGTCAAGCTTCAGGTTTGATTAAAACTCATTTTACCTCTGAAGATTATTTGGAGGTGGCCGAAGATATATTACTCGTTAGACTAATAGGTTCTATTTTCAAAGATATCACATTTTCCTTATGTGATGCTCCTTTTAGTACCACACCATTAAATTCTATGTTTTTACACAAAGATTTAATTGCCCAAAGAGTTAAAACTGAATTAGTTGATGATGATCATAAAATGGTAGTTAACGATCCGTATCGTTATACATTCCCTGAACATAAATCTGGTGATTGCGGTACTCCATTAGTCTCCACTATAGGATATAAAACTTTTCTAGTCGGGATTCATTGTGCTGGTGTTAGAGACATAGGTTATGCTTGTGTTATCAATAAAACAGTTCTTATGGAGCAATTACAAATTCTTAAAGATAGATGTATTCTTACTAATATTGTCTCTGAAGGGTCGTTTCGTTTTAATACAACCAGCGAAATAGTTCCCTTAGGGCCTAAATGCCCATTACTATACGAAGATATACCTTCTGTTAATGTATATGGGAAAATTAGTGATCACTTACACATAACACCTAAGAGCACCCTTACGAGAAGCATCTTTTTCAATAAGACTGATTACTTGCTTGGAATACCATCGTCTTACGATGGTAAACCTATATATATGGCACCTAAGATGAGATCTTTTAGAAATGATGGTGTTTTTTGTTCACCTGAAAATAATTTTATTAAAAAAGTAGGTGTTTTAAAAGCTCCTTTAAATAATAGAATTATGGAGAATGTAGTTCTTTCCTTAACTAGTGATTTGATTTTACGCCTTCGAGATGAAAATGTAACTAATGCAAACCCAATACCCCTTGATGTAGCTCAAAATGGTTTTCCACTGAACTTTTATTATAGGGCAATGAGAAATAACACATCCGGGGGTTTTTTATTCACTGGTACAAAAAGCAAATATCAAATTAAAACTCCTCTAGATTTTAAAGATGATGCTGTCACACCCAAAGCTGAAGTTAAAATTCAAGTTCAAGAAATAATTGATTCCTATTTGAACGACGAAACTAGTCATTCAATAGTGGGAGCTCAATTAAAAGATGAACCGAGGTCGCGTGCCAAAGTTTTATCTGGAAATACTCGAGTTTTTGCTATGTCATCCTATGACATGACATTAGTCAATAGGATGTATTTAATGCCTTTTTATAGTCTAATGTGTCAGCATAGGGATGTTTTCTTTACGAAAGTTGGAATTAACATGCACTCATCAGAAGTTGACATTATGTATAATACTCTCAATAAGTTTTCTCCATACATTATGGAGGGAGATTATGGTGGATATGATACGAGTATGCCAGTTGGCATAGGTATTATGGCAAACTCTGTTGTTTATAACTCTTTAAAGAAATTAGGTTATAATAACCATGCG